GGGTTAGGCACCCAAGCTTCCTATTTGGGGTTATTTTGTTGCAACGTGAACTCCACCCGGAAATAACCAGCTACTGAGCTAGCGCCTGAACCGCGATACACGATCCTTAGCTGGTTTTCCGCTCCACTCTCATATTCTGGCTTAGTGGCGATTGTTCGCCCACTAGCGGAAGCTGACCCATTCTGGGTCAACTTAAACGACCGCGTCACGGGCACACCTTGTCCGGTGGCCTCAGCGGTTGTGTCCCAGTCGTAAGACATGAGCCCAGCAGCTGTTGAAGCTGCTGCAGACATCCAATGTAATGTTACATTGGTTATGAGATAGTGGTGGTAGGATTGCAAAAACCCCCTAAGCCAAGCAGCCTGGGAATTGTCTGGGCCTAGGGTAATATACCCGGCTGAATCCCCATTTATCGCGTTGGTTACAAACTCGCGGCGAACGACTACATTGGTTATAGCCCTACTTTGCCCTAACCCAGAGCGACGGGCTCGTCGCTGTGGTCGGCGTGGTCTAGGCCTACGCCGGGGTACAACCCTGCGGTTCCTCCGGGGAGCCGGACGCCTTCGGCGCCGGGCTCTACGCTGTTGAGGCATGGCAGGGGCTCAAGACTATTGCCTCCAATCTTTCAACTTGAGTGTTGGTTGGCCACAAGCCGCCTTCGGCAGCTATTCAGATGTTGGAGGTTTTTCCTCCCTTGCGCGCTTTTGCTCCTCAGGAATGGAAAGGAACAAAACCAATTCCTCCATTTGTTCATCATTTACATGACGAAGCTCTTCCAGCACCGCTGTTACAGCTGATGTGTACTTCTGGAGGCATTCCTCATCGGCGGTAGCGGGGTTGTACCTGTTCAGTAAACCGAACAGCATCTTTCCCACTCCGGCTGGGAGCGCAACATCTGTGGACACAAAGATGTGAGAACAGAATTCTAATTCCGTTGTTTCTTCACACTTGACTCCGAGGAGTTTATAGACTTCCAGGTCTGATTGGCAATCTTCGAGGGCATCATCCCCCATGGTGATGGCCCAGGCTGCTCCGGCAAAGACTGCTAACATGTAGCGAATCTTGCTATTCGACGACGCTGTATTAAAAGAACCCGATTTTTGGATTCCAGGCACTGTTTGCGCCAACAGCATTCCGTCTGATGTCATCAGAACCGAGTTCTTGAGACAATGCAGCCAAGCTGCCCGCATCCTCTTGAGGATTTCCGGGCAATTGTGGGTGAGGCGATTGCGAACCTCCATTTCGTCGTCGAGCATCCAATCTTGGACACTCCAATCGAACCCACTGCAGTCCGTCGGGCGAATGTTGTCTCGCCACTTACTGCACACTTCTTCTTTCGGTATTCCTGTTTGGTCCGAAAGAACTCCAATGAAGTGGGACACCTGGTCATCACTGCTAAATCCCATACCAGGTTTCGAAGGGATAGCATTGTGGAGCTCGAGTTCCTGGCGGTTTTGCCTTCGGAACAGTAATCGAGCAACTAGCTGATCGGCGACCGATACGCTCATTATGAGTCGATAACGTTTGTCGCGCAACTTAGCTAGCTTATGGGGTTCTCCTTTGATGAAAACCCGAACGGGGTCGCAAAGCCCTTGTTTAACCGCTTCTTCCGCGGTTATGTGCGATAGCTGCTCTGCTGTTAGTTTGGACAACCTGTTTGTACGCATCCAAACCAATGCAGTTAGCACCGGCATCATCTCTGGATCATGAATCCAGTGGCCGTGGGTTGATCGATTATCAACCGCGCTATATGGAACGCCCGATCCAGCGTCGGCGTTCATGTCGAAGAGGCAAAGAAGCAATTCATCTTTGAATGCTTCCCAGTCCAATTCCTCTCCAACAGTGAAGGTCGGTGGGTGAGAAATCGCGGCACTATAAGCGCGCGCTGTTTTCTCAATGACCTCTTCCCGCCACTCTTGTGACGGGGTAGTTGCTTGTTCTAGGAGCTTCTTCCTCCTTCCTGCCTGGAAGTTTAAACTTCCTTTTTCGGCAGCTGCCCCGAACTCGGGCCACCCGAATTCTGCCGCTTTAGCTGCAAAATTGCAGCAGCGACTTTGGAACTCAGCCATTCTGGCTTCGTTCTGTCGTTTCCGGGGGCTTGGGGGCGAGATTTTCGCCCGCCCGCAGAAGGTGAAACCGGCCGGGGGTTCTTCGGCTGGGCGGATTGTCCAGTCGATGAGGTCGAGGCCGCATTCTGCGAGTGCCTCGGCCTGCGCTGTCCTCCGCGGGTTGGCCCCCGCTGCTTCAAACGCGATATTTCCGCGTTTGCGCGCTTGAGTTGCTCCTCCACGGAGAGCTCGACGGGGGGGAGGTCCCCGAATTGGACCTCGATTGTAGCCTGTTTTGTCGCAGGGGGGCTGACCCTCTTGTCCGCGTTTAAACGCGACGGCGCACCCTTGTTCATCGCCACAAAATATTTGCTGGCGTTATTTTCGCCAGCGTTTGTGGGGACTTCTTTGGCCTTCCCATCTTTTGCGATGGTATAAGCCTTGCCCAAGGGGCAACTTTCAGTGGGCTCCACCCAGACCCGATTTTTCGGGTTTTCTTTGCGCATCAAGCGCACCTGGGAGAAATAGGCCCGACGATAGTCGAACTCACCACTTGCCACAGCAGCTTGTTTGGAAGCTGATTCTGTGGGCTTCACAGTTGGATTCTGTGGGGCCGATTCCTCGACCACTTCTTTCCCTTTAAGGCTGGGAGTTGCCTCTCTCGGTGGAGTTTCCGAGAGCTTCCCTTTTAGGCTGGGGACTGCCTCTTCCAGTGGCAAAACAGGGATTTTGGCTTTGGCCCTCTGGCGTTTTGAATGGCCAGGTTTTTTGGGCTTCACCACGACGAATGGTTCCTCTGGAACCAAAGGGGTCTCTGGGACGATCGTCGCCACTGTTTCCGCTGGGGGGGGGGTGGGCTCTTCTGGAATTAATTCCAAAGGGCCTGACACAACTCGAGTTGAGTGTGACACCCAAGTTGGGAACCACAAGGGGATTTGTGGCGCCACTTCAACCTCCATGGGGGTGGGGTTGGATTGGGGCTCTCGGCGAGGCTTCTTAGCCTCGCTTCTGTTGAGAGGAGCCCATCTCTTCGTGCCAATCTGGCGCGCTTTAACCGCTACCCTACTTGTTTTGGGTTTGCGGCGGACGGGCTTGCTAGCTTCCAGGATGGCGTGGCGGGCATTGAAAGCCCGGGGACGCTCTTCCTCGTCTTCTTGGTCCGCAATATCGGCCCACGAGGTCATCCTGAACCCTGTTGGGGAAGACTTTATTTTTGCAGTCTTCCCGCCCCAACTAATCTCCGCTCCGTCTTCAACTTCAACGTTGTAGACGGTGCGGGCTGCTCCAGGTTCTCCCGTAGGGGTCTCCAAGACAAAAGAATGTCTGGTCAACCCCGGAATGGATAGGATCGGGCGGGCATAATTCACATTTAGGCGCACATTGCAGCCCATGTGAACTCCTTCCACTTTTCCCCCGTTGAAATAGGGGAGCCCGGAACACCCTGGATGTGTGGTACTTAAGACTGTAAAACAGCCTACTTCCCAGTCAAATCCCGAGAATTTTGCCCGGCGTGAAACCCAGGCTCTCTTCTCCGTGTCCCATAAAAACATGGTTTTCACGTTTTGGGCGACGAAGTCAGAGACAGTCATCGGGACTGATTTAACCCCTAGCACGCTAGGGGCGGACGCGATTTTGGGCACCATTATAACGGTGTCCAAAGGTCGAGCATCAAGCTCGCACGCAAAATCGTCAACGGAGAGCGTTTTTCCTGTTTTAAAGGAATAAACGTATGTTGCTCCGTCCCAGACATGGGCCACAGTAAGCAGCCCTTTCTTCTGGTTGGCTAGCTCCACATATGTGGCATAGCCAAGATGATTTTCCTGCTTATCAAGCAGGGCAACGATCGAGTCCTTGGGGGGGGTGGCGGGCAGGTCGGCATAATTCCAGCCAGCAACTGCCATCTCATATGAGACCACCACCACCTGTTTTGTTTTCCTCCTCACCAGGAAAGCAATGGCCTTCACAACACTCCAGCAGATAAACCGCCATCGGTTGTAAACCATGATTATTGGCGCACTCAGCACCAAAAGGACCAGTTTGACAATTGAAACCTCCCATGCATAGCAGTAGAGGATCAAAACACTGGCGGCAATCCCAAAAGTGGCCGGCCTTCCTCGTAGAAAGAAAGATGCCAGCCACAAAAGCCAAATGGTCCAAGCCTCAAGGGCTTGGACAACTGATTCTGCGAGGAAAAGAGCCGCTTTATAAACGTACTCCTCTAACCTCGAACAAACCCAAACTCCCGTGTATAGGGTGCTGCCCAAAAGCATGAAGGCGTTATGCTTTACAGCACGCTTCGCCTCAACGCAGTGGTTCCAGAGAGCGATACGTAGGCGCACCGAGACAAAATCCCGGGCACTCAAAGCGCACGCTACCGGATCCAAGTGAACGAATCGTCCACTAAGGCTCACCTGTTGACTAAAACAATAGTCAACCGCGGAGTTGTTGGGGGCTGGATGGAGCACCATTACGGAGCACCTCCAGACATCTACACCATCTGTGGTGTAGTTGATACAGTTGTACCCAACATCTTTGGGTACCCACAATGGCTGGGTGGGAATCAAAGTTCCCACCAGGGATTTCTCCCGGGCAAATTCGGCCCCCGCCAGGAATAAGGCGAGGGCCAAAAAGATCATCACGCCCTTGCGGGCGGTTATCATCTTGTGAGGCCGGGGGGCAAAAGCACGAGTGTTAACGTTGAGTATTCAATCGCTTCCCTCGAG